AATTTACATTCTAAGGCTCTTCTCCTATTGAATTTGTGTTTATGAGTTTTTCTCTTTAGTATATTCATTTTCGTTCGCATGATTTTCTAATTTTATAAACCCACCCACTATCTGAGTTTTCGGTCATCATTATGGCTATTCTTTGGGCTTCTTTTTCTGTTTCTACCTCCCATATTTGTGATAACCCATCTGTTAATAAAATATAGATTTTTTTACCCGTTGGGTCTATCATTTCTTTTACAATGTTGTAATTCATTTTGGTATTTGTTATTTAAAAGGTTAGTGTAAAAGTCTACTATTCCTGGACCTAATAAGTCATTCCATTTTTTTTCAAAATTTTGTATTAGTTTGAGTAAAGCCGGAAAGTGGATAGTATTATTGTTTGTATTAGTTAAACATTTTAACACAAAATTAACGTCTTTTTTAATATTGGGACTTTTCATACCACAAATATAATAATTATTTTTAAACTATTCTACTAATTCCAATTTAGTTTTTAAAGTTTCTAGTAATCTCTTTGTTATCTTGTAGGGGTCTCCGTTACTAGCGGGTCTTCTATCTTCAATATACCCTTTCCAGTTATTTTGAACTGTGGAGACTGGTATTCTAATACTAGCACCTCTATCAGAAACACCATAACTAAATTTTTCTATAGATTGTGTTTCGTGTAGTCCTGTTAATCTTTTTTCATTATCACTACCATAGTTATTAATGTGTTCTTCATGATAAAAAGATAACGTATCACAAATACCTTCTATTAGGTCTTTACCACCTACTTCTCTCATTTCTTTGGTTGAGAAGTTTACATGCATTCCGGAACCATTCCAATCCCCCTCTACTGGTTTTGGGTGTAAGTCAACTGTAACACCATGGTTTTCTGTAATTCTATGAAGAAGATATCTACTAACCCATAAATCGTCGGAAACCTTTAAAGCTCCCTTACCAAATAATTGGTACTCCCACTGACCCAACATTACTTCTGCATTAACACCTGTTATATCTAGTCCTATATTCATACAAGCATCTAAGTGTTGTTCTACAATTTCTCTACCTATAACCCTATCTGTGCCCACACCACAATAATATTTACCTTGTGGTTCCGGATAACCTTCTTTTGGGAATCCTAGTGGTTTACCGTCTTTCATTAAAACGTACTCTTGTTCAAAACCAAACCACCATCCTTCTTGGTGTCGGTGAAAGTCTAACTCTTCTAAACCAACTCTTTCATTTGTTCTATGTGAAATACCTTTTTCATCTAATACTTCACATAAAGCTAGGTATGACCCTACTCTTTGTGGGTCTGGATAAACTCTAACTGGTCTTAATATACAATCCGAATTGTTACCTGCAGCTTGTTGTGTGGAGCTCCCATCGAATGACCACTCTGGTAAATCATCTGGGTTAGGTAGTGTAATAGTACTTTTTAACCCTACAATTTTAGTTTTACTTCTTAAGGTTTGTTCTGGTTTATTACCATCTAGCCAGATGTATTCAACTTTTGTTTTAATTTTTGTCATTTTTCAATTTGATTAAATAATTTATCTAGTCTTTGTTGCAACTTTTGTACCTCTTCTTTACTCTTATAGTCATGCAACTTTAAGCTTGTGAGAATTTTTTGTATTTCTCTAATTTCTTTTTGTATATGTTCTTTAGTTTTCTGAGTCATTTTATATTTATAATAATATGAATGTTTATTTAGATAATAAAGTACTCCCTTTGGAAATTATGTTAACCCCTAATGCTATTAGTACTGGTATGATGGGTCGTGAAAAAATAGATGGTGGGATGTTATTCCTTTTTTCAGAAATAGGGGAGAGGTCTTTTTGGATGAAAGATTGTTTAATTCCGTTAGACATAATTTTTATCATTAATAGTAAAGTTACTAAAGTGCACAGAAATTGTACACCCTGTTATAAAAATAACTGTAAGTCTTACTATGGTATAGCTGATAAGGTTTTGGAGGTTCCGTCAGGTAAGTATAGTGTGTCTGAAGGTGATACTCTAGAGTTTACTGATTAATAGTTTTTTTAATCGTATTTACTAATTCTTTTTGTACCCACTTAACAAACTCAACATATCTAGTTGGTTTACTACCAGCTTTTTTCTTCCAACTACCATCTGGGTTTCTAGTTGCTCTACTAAAGAAATTAAGACCACTAATATTTGTTATACATTTGTGACCCCCACTGTTAGCTTGGATTACGTCCCATGCTGGTACTGTTATATTATCTAAGACTGTTTTTTGTTTTTCAGTTAGACTATCCCAAGGTGCGTCAATTATATTAATTGCCATATCATAATATTCTGAACCTTCATTTGGCATATTTTGTAGGTTGTCTTTATAGAGAGCAAATAAATCTGATGTTTTAAAACCAATACTATCTTCATCTGCTTTTGTTTCCCCAACTCTTTTAATAACCGAAATTGGTACCATGTGTGCTTTTAATTGTGGTTCTATTTTTTTAAGAACTTCTTGGGCTATATCACCTAAGTTTACGCCTTTTAGAGCTCTATCTTTTTTAAATGGGTTACAAGAAGCTTGTACTAAACCCATTGGCCATGCAATAACAAAAAAGTCAGCTTCTGGATAAATCTTAAATGGTGTGTATCTATCATAGGAACCTGGTTTGAAAAGGGCTCCACCACCATATTGTACAATTATATTACCATCTAATTTTAAATTCTTACTTTTCTTTTGTGATTCAATATAACCGGCCTGGTTTTGTGCCATATCTTCTGGAGATGCAAATCCTTTTTCTTTTGCGTATGAATTTATGTTTTGGTATATATTCATTAGTGACGGTGTTGAGTTCATTACTAGGTTTTCTAGGAACCCTGGTTTGTTTTTATAAGCCAATAGTAACTTATTAGTTAGTAAACCCAACATCCATTTCTTTTCGTATGTTTGTTCTCCCTTTTCAAAATCCCTAATTAAGTTCATAACTTGTTCAGGTTCAATATCGTGTTTTGCGTAGTCTGCTGAATCTACAGTATTAATCATCATAATATCTTCATTACTAAAAATATCACTAGGACTTATAGTTTGTGATATAGTTTCGACATTAGAACGTGCTCCCCTAAATTGTGTCGCTGTGTCATCCTCAACACCCGCTTGTGAATCATGATGGTCTGTATGAATTTTAAATATTGGTTTTCCGTGTGCAAAATCTACTAGTACAGGCATTACGTCACCACTTGCGTCTGGTTTTTTAACTGAAAATTCTTTATCACCATATTGGATTACATGACTACCAATAACTTCTATACCATAATTTTCTAGATAATTCTTCATCCCTAACGCAGATACCACACCGTCTAAGTCTTGGTGAAAGTATATTTCAGCTTTAGGGTATCTTTGAGCCAACTTATTAATGTCTCTAATCCCACCTTCATTTAAAAGTGATTTATTAATAAACTCTAATTGTTGTTCTGTTATCTCTATTTTCATATTATATAAATACCTAGGTTTTTAGTTAACACGAATGTCTTTTATCCCACCAGAATAGATGGTCACCTATCCTCTTGGCTGATTTCTTATTATTGTTGTAAGATTTAGCTATTGTCCTAGTATTTCCAGTACCTAAGTCTACAATATCTGGATTAACATAATGATTAACATTAATTAAATCACTATCATTAAAATTCTCTACAATTTTTAACATTTTACCAAATCCTTTTGTTTTTTGATTTGTTATTCTATTATATAATTCTTGAAGTTGTTGTTCTTTGTTTAACTTATTAAAATAATTCCAAGTAGAGTATTGTTTTCCTTTTAATACCGAATCTTTCATACTGTACCCACATTTATCCGCTCTATTTTTTATTGTAGATAAAATTGCGTTTAGTTCTTTTTCTCCGGCTGTTTGATTTTCACCTACAAGGGTGGAGGCTAATATGTAATCTTCATCGTCTTCTGGTATCTCTACTTTAAGTCCTAGTTCTGTTAAAGCAAAAAGACCTAATGGTATATTGTTATTAATTTGTTTACACAAATCTATATTAAGTTGATTGGATAGTGCTTTTAACATGTCTTTTCCATAGTACCCATCTGTTCCTATCCCTAATTTTTTTTGGATTACGTAGATTGGGTGTGTTTTGTCTACGTCGTAGTCACCATAGTTTAAAATACTTCCGTTATATAACATATCATAAAACGAGATATCTATTTTATTAAACTCTGTTTCTCCAGTAGGTACACATTTAACCACAACTTGTTCTACAAGTTTACTATACTGTCCCTCTGTGATTACTATACGCATAAAAAATCATTTACAATAAATATCATCATAAACAACTTACTTCCATTAAACTATACCTTTTCCCATTTACCATTATTCAATAATATAAAGGTTCCCATATATATTTTATCCCATTGAGTAGGTTCAATTAAACTTAAGAATAATTCATTAGTTTCTAAATTATGATATAGGTGATATGATTCTCCTAGGATTGGTTGGAATGAGTAATTTGATTTATACACTAAACTAGTCCATTCATACTCATCAACTAATTTCTTATACTCACCCTTTAATTCATTCAACCTAGATTCAAAATACTTGTTTGCCTTTATGGAGTCACTCTTATCAACCACTATAGGTTCAAACTTTTGTGAACCCACTGTGGTGGGGTACTGTTTTAACTTAGCGTCAAACTCATCTGACTCTTCATTATAAACTATATTGTCTGGATATTTCTTTTTCATCTTATCTTTATATTCATACCATGAAGGATTAGGTAGTTCTGAATAGTGGTCCCACATTTCTCTTTCAACTATCTCATCTTTATTTTTCATCACAAACAACTAAAGTATCTTTCACCCCTATCACAAAGTATAGTTACCGCATTTTTTTTGTTATTGTCTCTTAACCATTGGAATGCTGTGAATACATTTGCCGCAGCACTTATACCAATAAATAGACCGTATTTTCTAGCCAAATGTCTAGAACAAGCTTTGGCACATTTTGTGGTAACCATTCTAACTTCAGAAACCTTTTCTAAATCAACTAAAAATTTACTACCGTCACCAATTCCTTGTATCCCATGTAGTCCTGGTTTACCACCAGACATTACTGGTGATTCTGCTGGTTCTACAGCGACCGTACTCATCTTAGGCCACATTTCTTTTAAAAATCTATCAATACCCATAAGTGTACCACCAGTTCCTGTACCAGCTACAAACACATCAGGTATACAATCCCTAAGTTCATTAGCGTCTTTAAACTGATTGTATATTTCTGGTCCTGTAGCCAGATAATGTGCTTCTATATTTAATTTGTTGTGGAATTGGTTGCAGTTAAACCAACCTTTATTTTTACACATTTCATCTCTTAAGGCAATTGCCCCATCAAAATCTCCTTCATCAACTTCTATTAATTCAGCACCATAAACCTTAAACATATTTTTTCTTTCTTCCGACATATTAGATGGCATAATGATAACCATATTATACCCTCTTTCCGCGGCTAACATTGCAAATGAGATACCACTATTACCTGATGTAGCTTCACATAGGGTACTACCCCGTTTTATTAATTTTAGTTTCTCTGCGTTATTAATAATGTATGTTGCCATCCTATCCTTCACCGAACCACTAGGATTCATAAATTCAGCCTTACCCCAAACTGTATATTCCCCTATAGTTATTGGTATGAGTGGGGTATTCCCCACATTGTCCGATAGTTTGGTGTTCATTAGTCTTCTATTTCTACATTAAACTTATCTCCTTGTTGTACTTTTTCTATAATATCTAACCCTTCAACTACCTTACCAAAACATGTATGGTTACGGTCTAAGTGTTGTGTAGCTTGTCTTGTGTGTACAAGAAAGAATTGTGACCCACCCGTATTTCTACCTGCGTGAGCCATTGATAACACTCCTCTGTCGTGGAATTGGTTCTCACCATCTAATTCACAATCTATTTTATAACCTGGTCCACCCGCACCATTACCATTTGGACACCCACCTTGAGCTACGAATCCTGGAATTACCCTATGGAAGTTAAGGTCTTTATAAAACCCTTTTTTTGCTAATTTAACAAAATTATTTACTGTGTTTGGTGCGTCTTTTTCATAGAACTCTACCACCATTGTTCCTTTATCTGTTGTAATTTTACCTTTCATTTTTTAATTTATTTATTTCTCTGTTTATATACCAAATTGTTTTTTTTAAATCTTCTATATTTTTACCTTTTTTATTTGCTCTTGAAATATATTTTATAGCATTACCTAAATTAAAACCTAAATCCCATGCCTCTATAACTTTAATAGCTTCATAGGGATTATCCTCACCACCATAGTGGTTTGGGTGGTTAACCATTTCTATACCCAAGTTTCTATTATACTCTATAATATCTTCCTGTGTTGGGAAGTTTGGATTAGATTCACCGGTTTGTGGGTCATGTGTAGGTATATTTTTTTTTGTCATTTTACTTAGGGTTTTTTATATAATCTTTAACTTTTTTGTATGGTGAATTGTTTAATAATGTATTCTCATATTTTTCATATATATAAGTTTTAAGTTCTTTTACTTCTTTAAATTCACTACCACATACACTTACTATTTTAATTTCTGTTGTGTTCTCGTCGGGAAATATTAAAACTTCATACCCACTTTTATCACTAATGTCTAAAGCAAATTTTTCTAAGTTACCACCAACCCTTATTGTTGTTGATTTAGATAGTTTTACAACCATAAGGGGTCTATACTTTTCTATGAGTAATTCATTAGCGATTCTTTCTGTATTTGTAATATCTTTAGACATATTAAAATTTAAACAAAGTTAAAAATATAGTCAATATACAGTAGTGAGTTTTAATTAAGACATATTGGTGGAAATCCATCTTTGGAGTGTATGAATAGTTTTTGTATTTTTTCTTGGTTCTTAATGTAGTTTTCTATATCTAATTCTTCTCGGACTTCGTTAAACGCCAAGTCTGTTACTATCTCTATCATTTCGTCCCCGGACAACATAGGGTCACCATTTTTTTTAGCGTTAATGGCCGCTTTATCAGCGACCATTTTATAAAAAAGTTTCATATCTATAATAGAATTACCAAACATATCTCGTCTTGCTTCTTCATCTGATTCGAAGAAATCTTTTAATCTTTTAAGGTAAATCCGTATATCTACTTCCATACACAATAAATATTACAACAAATTATATTTTTTAATTATTTTTTTATTTACTGTAATTTCTTTACCTTCTTTTTTAAGAATCTCATATATTTTTTGTGCAGCAACTTTTACATCTTTCATACCACCCTCAATCTTATTCTTACTTTTGTAAATCATAACCTCAACACTTCCAGGTGTATTAACTATATTACCACCAACCTTTCTACTTGTTTCTTGTGTTGTTTTTTGTCTTACCTCGTAATTCACCATTTTACAGATATGGTGACCTCTTTTTTCCATCATTCTATTTCCTCCCATTTTATTTATTTTTTATTTAATTAATACTAATTAGTCAGTCCACTGAAACTCCCCATTGTCAAAATTTACTTTATAAGAAAGTGCCTTATCAATCATACTGGATTGGTATGCACTTTTTAAGTTTTCTGCTTCCCCCAACTTACCGAAAAGTTTTAAATCGTTATAACCAAAATTATTTTTTCTGAATAACTCTAATTGTTGCCCCCCTAAGATAAGGTTGACGTGTCTAACCACCCAGTCTTGAAAGTCGTATGTGTCCCAGTTTGAATTTTCTTCTTTCATATTACAAATATACCACTTTTTTTTAATCAAACATGCTAGTTATGAAAATCTTTTCTTCATTTGTTAATCCGTTGTACCAACTATTAAATTCTTCTCCTTTTTTAGTTCGGTAACTTTCTATTAGGTCTTTGTAACTATCACCAGAAATTTTACCAAATATATTAGTATCTTCTTTAGTGTTTCTCTTTGGGTTGGTGAAGAATAACATTCTAACTTTTTCACCTAACTCCATATCGTTTGGTATTGTATCAACTAACGATTTAATCTTCTCAACACTTAAAGTTCTTGGGTATTCTGTTGTACTCGATGTGTATGTTGTTCCCGCACCATATTCTTTAACTTGTCTTAGTTCGTTTAGTGTTCTTTTTTTAATTTCACTCATATTATTTTTA